CTCTTGTACTTCTGGGCTTGGAGGCCCTTGCATTACAGCCATCTCTTTATTCTCCTATTATACTCCACCAATACCACCAGGTGAACTATCATTATCTGAGGACCCTCTACCAGTCCCTCCGCCTTCTGAGGGGCCATCGTTATCTCCAGCAGCAGCATCACCTAGAGTTCCAGTACCAAACCCAGAAGCTCTCCCCATTTCAGCAGCTGCAGATTCTTGGGCTGTACCACCAGTACCGGGGGCTCCTGATCCAGCTGTAGCCCCCTTAGATACTGAGCTATCCCCAGCACCTGAGTCTCCTGAGGCTCTAGCCATCTCTACATTAGCCATCTCAGTCCTGGTACCACCAGTACCGGGTGCACTAGAACCTCCAGCAGTAGCTGCAGCTGTATTGGCCCTGGAGTATCCACTATCCTCTAGGTTGTCTCTAGCCACCTCCGCCTCCCTAGTACCAAAGACATCACCTAGCACACCACCTTCAAAGGACTCCATTGTAGATGCTACAGCACCTAAGAATGCTCTAGGTGCTGTATAGAGAGAGGCCAAGGGTCCTATTGTAGCGCTAAGAGTTTTCTCGAATGCTTTCTGTACTGTAGGATTCTTAGATACACTAGTCTTATCCATAACACTTCTTATGTCTCTTGACGTAGTTACTTTACCATCCATAGGGTCTACTGTATTAGCTACAGCGTTATCTCTCTCCTCATCAGGTGGAAGTACAGGATTTCTGGGAGGTACTACTTGTCCTTGCTGTACTGTTGGTTCTTGCTGTACCGGTACTACGCCCTTACTCTCATCTATTATATTCTTAGTTACATCCATAGTAAAGAGTGGCTTACGCTCATACCTATTTCTTATGTCTCTAGAGACATCTCTATATCCTTGAAGTACGGCCATTAGGTAGTTCCCCCTTGAAGGACTCCCTTCTTACGCTCCCTATACATATTAGCAAGATCTTCTATGCCTTTGTTATGTCTAGCTAATTGCTCCTGGTTAGCCCTAGATGCATAGGTATTAGCTTCTGTATATGCCTTTGTCTTCTCTTGTTCTCCGTAGTAATCTGCTATGCCTCCTGCTACACCAACAGCCCCAGCTATCAGTGCAGGGGAGTCTGCAAAGTAGTCCCAGCTCTTAACACCAATATCTACTAAAGAGCCAAAAGAATCGCTTATATAAGGAGCTGCTATATCTGTAAAGAACCCCATGTTATGCACCTCCTAGTTCAGCTTGTGCTGCTTGCTTAAAGGCTTCTATATCGAAGGGACCTTCCATATCTCTCCAAGCGGTTACTTCTTCGGGGGAAGGCGCTCTACCCAGGATAGTTCTGTAAGCTTCTATGATACTCTTCTGCTTAATCTCAGGTGCAGCTGCCTCCTTGAAGGAATCTATATTGAAACCTTCAGTGCCTTCCCAGTATTCTAACTCACTCTCAGAGGGCTCCCTCCCGAGGACTTCCTTGTAAGCGCTACTTATAGTACTTGAGTCTGTGAAGTCTATATCAAGAACCCCTTGCCCGAGGCTAGTATCATTAAGCCCTCCAAAGAGGGCTGTAATAGCATCATTCTTATTACTGATATTAGGATCCCCAATGATACCGGCTATCTGTGATACTATATTATTCGTAAGATTCCCGAGGATATTTGTATATAGGTTAGCTTCATTGGCATCAAGACCCTTATCAGTGATCACCGTGTCATGATCTTGGGCTTGCTTATCTAGTATACTCTTTATAGAACCCTCCAGCCCTATAGACCCCAAGTTACCTTCTATCTGCTGGGCCAATGTAGATGTATTGTACCCAAACATATCCTTTGCAAGCACACGATCTTGCCAAGCATTCTGTGTGCTAAGTCTACCCTGCTGAATGAACTCCTGGGCACTGAGGCCACTCTGCTGCAATGCTTCCTGAGCACTAAGACCAGAGGCTTGTAAGGACTGCTGGAAACTTAAGGCACTCAATTGACCTGCTTCCTGTGCACTAAGATTTGAACGTTGGGCTGCTTCCTGTGCACTAAGGCCACTCTGCTGCATGGCATTCTGAGCACTTAAGACACGATCTTGGAAGGCTCCTTGGGCACTGAGGCCACTCTGTTGGGTAGCACCTTGAGCACTTAAGCTAGCCCCTATATTACCCTCTTGCTCTCTCCCTTGAGCTGTTGCATAAGTACCAGCATCCTGAGAGGCTATAGGTAAACCAGCAGCATAAGCCTCTCTCTGAGCAGCAGCAGCAGCAGCTGTACTATTGACCCCCCCTTGCTGTGCAGCTTGTAATAGTCCTTGTCTACGGGCCTCTTTTATGTAAGGGCTATCAGTGCCTAGCAGCGTAGTCAATTGTCCAGCAACAGTACTTCTAGTTGGATCTACGTACGCTAATCCAGAGTCCTGCCTTACACTGCTATAAGTGTTTGTGTTAGATACTGGAGCTGGAGCAGCTACAGGAGTTGGGGTAGCTACCGGGGAAGCTACCGGAGGAGCTTTTGGAACTACTGGAGGAGCTGGAGGCGTGTATGGCGTCTTGTCGATAGAGCGTACATCTTCTGGGCCCGGTGTTACAACAGGGACATTACCTAAGACTCCCGCAGGTTTCTGCTGTGCTTTTCTAGAGTCCTCTATAGCTCGGGATTCATTAAGCTTTCTAAGTATCTCAGACTCATTAGAATCCCCCTGCATATTACTACGGGCGTTCTCAACCTGACTTAATTTACCATCCTGAATCAACCTCTTCTCAGTTGGCGTTAAGTCTGTAAGAGGAGTATAATAGTTTATCTTATCTTCCTGGGTAGTAAATAAATTAGATACTCTACTCCCTGTTGGTTTATGGACCCTCGCGACCTCAGGTCTCTTATAAGATCCTGTAGTAGGATCCCACTTCATTGCTGTAGGCATATACAACCTTCCCTTATCTCTCTAGAGATTATTGAAGTCTTATTGGTGCTCACTATCTATATGATGAATCCCTAAGCATCAATTGTTGCGGCAATGGTGAACAGGTTATCGAGCTGCTCATCGGTCATGCCGAGTGCTGCGGTTATAGATAAGATTGTCGGGCTCTCCCTCTTGAACTCCTGTGCCTCCTCCCATGCGAGTTGCGCCATCTTATCCGTGTTGGCTGCCATGGCGTTCTCCACTGTTTCAAGTAATCCGGCCAGGTGTAACGCGCCCCTTGCTTGAAAGCGTGAAACAGATTGGGGGACTGTCCGTAGCCATTCCTCTCGCTCTGCCAATGCTACCTCTTCAGCAGTGAATGGTTCTAGTGCCTTAGTGACAACCACGACCTTTCTCTCAGTGTCAAGTGTCAGGGTTTCCGCGCCGTATCGTTCGTATTCCCCTGGTGCCAATGATTGGTCTTCTTCGGGCCACCATGCACATTCAGATACGCCGAGCTGTGGGTCAGTCCATGAGAGGTCGGCTAGAGACTCTGGCTTGAGTCCCTGGAGAAACTTAGGTAATGGTTCTCTTGCTGCTATATTGTTCTTTACTTTTATCATTATGATTTTACCCTCATGTATGGGTCTCTTGGTATTGTCGGTGTATAGACACCCTGAAAGTCCGACGAGAGATTAGGGATAATGAATCTTAGAGGCACACCATCCAATCTGTTATAGATAGTTATGTGTGGTGTAGTGGCATAAGCAACAGATAAGTAGTTTCCATCTGGGCTAAAGGCTACTCCATAACCTGTATTTGTAGGTAAGGTAGAGGGGTTTGTTAGCTTAGTAAAGGTATCCCCATCTCGCCTATAGATAGTTATGTATGGTGCAGTGTCATGAGCAACAGATAAGTAGTTTCCACCTGGGCTAAAGGCTACTCCATAACCTCTACTTGTAGGTAAGGTAGAGGGGTTTGTTAGCTTAGTAAAGGTATCCCCATCTCGCCTATAGATAGTTATGTATGGTGTAGTGTCATGAGCAACAGATAAGTAGTTTCCATCTGGGCTAAAGGCTACTCCAAAGCCTACACCTGTAGGTAAGGTAGAGGGGTTTGTTAGCTTAGTAAAGGTATCCCCATCTCGCCTATAGATAGTTATGAATGGTGCAACAGCATAAGCAACAGATAAGTAGTTTCCATCTGGGCTAAAGGCTACTCCATAACCTGTACCTGTAGGTAAGGTAGAGGGGGTTATCGTAGGATTACTTGTGTAGTTATCCAGACTCTCTCCGAGGGCTGTAAACAACTCATGATAGTCAGCCTCTACAACAACTCGACCATCAGCAGGCAGCCATTTAGGTTCTGCCATTACACCAGCAGTAAATATAACATCCCCCACGCTGGCGCTCAGACCCTCCGATGTTACCCTCTCCGGGAAGCCTCCGAGCCCTTTACCAACTGTAGGGTTTAATTTAGGTAAGTAGGCCATATTAGAAGTCCGTTATTTCAGAGTTAAAGACTATCCCCGCAGCAAGGGCCACACCGATTCCAACGTAGAGTCTATCACCTGCTTCTAGCCTTATGGGGGTCGTCTCAGTAATACTATCAAATACTGTACGTGGTATTGCGGTGGTTGTAGCAACTGTATGTGCCCCTAGGAGAGCAGAGTCAATTAGTTGCTTTGTAACACCAGAATCCTTAGAGATGAAAAGATGCAAAGATGTTGCTGTAACAGTTGCAAGAGGCATGGCTGATACCTTAGTTAATATCGCCCCGTCTGCCCCCACAGTTTCAAGAAGCACAGTGTTTGTCCCCGATAATGAGTCTGCTGCCGTACAAGTAGCTGTTGCTGTCTTCGGGGTCTGTGCGAATGGTGCTGTAAATGTTTTAGCCATTATGTTTATCCTTTAAAATGAGAGAGATACTGCCTGTATCTGGGCGAGTATGTTCAGTTCGTCGAATGGGTTGGGCGTTGTGTAACTGTAGGCGGTTACCCATGCTGAGCCATCGTAAACACGCATGTTCCCAGGAGATGTGTTGAAGTAGAGAGCGCCTTGTATCAGCGCGTTTCCATCATTATCAAGGGTAGGATCAGCTGCCTTGGCTCCAAGGTATCTATCATCAAACTCATCATACTTAGCGTTCGTAAGGACTACATCAGCGTGTGTTAGGACTACATCAGCGTGTGTAGTAGCTACATCAGCATTCGTAAGAGCTAAGTCAGCTGCTGTATCTAAAGTATCTTGATTAGTAGCTATAAGATCAGCTGCTGTTGCAGCTCTATCTAAGCCTGTTTGGACTCTATCAGCTGCAGTAGCTATGGCATCAGCTGCTGTATCTAGAGTATCCTGATTAGTAGCTATAAGATCAGCTGCTGTATCTAGAGTATCCTGATTAGTAGCTATAAGATCAGCTGCTGTTGCAGCTCTATCTAAGCCTGTTTGGACTCTATCAGCTGCAGTAGCTATGGCATCTGCGTTCGTGAGGACTACATCAGCGTGTGTAGTAGTTGCATCTGCTTCTGCCTTGGCTGCCCAATGCAAGGCACTGTATGATCCTACAGTAACTTCTGTATTCTCTGGATTCTCAGCCCACTTCTGAGCTAAGGAGGTCCACGCGCTTACAGCAGCTATCTGACCATCTAGCTCCGAGGCAACCCCAGTGAATGCTAAGTAAGTCTCGTCATTAATCCCGTTGACATCAATAGCAAATGCTATAGACCCATCAACAGCTTGAGGTGGCTTTGTATAAAATCTATCGACTGCCATTTATATTCTCCCCATATTTATATCCTACGCTCTAGTAGCTCAAAATCTACCACTAGATTCTGCACTATATGCTGACCTCTAAACTTCTCAGAGGAGATTATGTTGAAGCCTATATTAGACCCTACGCCTACTAAGTATGAGACGACCCTATTGGTAACCGCTCCTGCACCCCATATGAAAGTACCATATATTGCTCGGCCCCATACAGAGTCAGTTTTGTATACAGTATCCTTAGTCTCTACAAGATTCCATACGTTCTGTGCAATACCTTGCTCTGAGTAGTCCAGGTTGCCCCTCATTAAGAACTGCTGTCCAGCTTCTCCTCTGATCTCAGCTGTAAGTCGTTTAAATGACTTATAGTTTCTTGGGGATCCATAATGATGGAACGCTGTCTTCATAGTGGCTAAGATTATATCGCCATCAAAGGAGGGCCCACTATCCATCTTATATACGTAGCCTGACCCCGTGGATGCAAATACATTAATAGCTTCTCCATCTTCATCCTCACCTGTGCCTATCACTGCTATAGGATTGGGAAACCGCACTATAGTAGCGCCCTTTAAATCCTTAGCCTCAAAGGATACATATATAGACTCCCCATCATCGAAGTGTATACGGTACTGGTTTAAGTCCCTAGAGGTGGACGTTCTAACTATAGCCCTATCTTTCTTTAGTAGGCTGTCCTTAAACTTTTGGGAGATACTATTGGCATCGTAGTCTCCAAATGCATCTGAGGCTTGGAGGGTAGTTAAGCCTCTGTCATCTATCACATAGACTGTGCCCAACATCCTCTGTGCCGTATTAGGGTACCCTCCACTCTGGGTGCTATAGACCTCCATCCTGAAGTCTAGCTCAGAGGTACCTGAGAGAACGCTTATGCCTTCATCTAGTATAATTATAAGAGAGGAGGCTACACCAGCGATAAGGTTTGTTATATCTCTACCTAGACCATACTCTACTGGTGCTGTCCAATTAGCAGGAGCACCTGGAGTCCCATTACCCATCAAGTATCCACCAGCATATGTAAGGAATAACATCTGGTTATGAGTAGCTAAGAGCTGGGGATTGTCTGTACCTATCTTAGCTGTATTACTTATTGTACTGTATGTTGTCTCATTGTATGCTCTACACCTATTAACTCCATCAACCCAGTACATGCTATATGTAGTAGATGCGTACCCAAAGTTATAATTAGAAAACTTAAAGTTATGCTCTCCAGCACTGTATATGATTGGATCAGAGCTTGTATCAACCTCAGACCAACCCAGGTAAGACACATACATCCCTACAGTATTAACGCCTACATGTTTCCTGAATGCGTATATAAGCCCCTTAAACACGTGTAGCCCTTGTATATCACCTTCACCAGGAACTTCTGTTACCTGGCTCCTGGAATATTCTAAGGCTAAGTTATGCTCTACATTACCTCCATAAAGAAATGCTGGGTATGTCACGGTACCTACAGTACCATCTACTGTGGTTATAGTATCAGCTGTAGTAAATGTTAATGTATTTATAAGTGCTTCTATTATGAGCCTCCCAGTACCTTCTGTTAGGCTCCCAGAGACTAGTACTGAGTCCCCAAGGGCTGTAGCTGTTGCTCCTGTAAAGCTTCCGGTAAGCACTTGACCGGCCAGTACGGGTCTCACACAGTTATCTAAGGTTAGTAAGTAACTCTTATATCTGGATGGTATTAGCCCTCCATGTATTCTCTCATACCCTGCAGTAGATATGTAACCACCGTATCCTCCAGCAGCTAGCATATAGTTTCTACAGTCTATCAGCTCTCCCGGCTCTAGCTCTAGAGACCCTACGTTCTCATTAATACCACCAGTTAAGTTTATAGGGGTTGTAAGGTACCTATTAAAGTTAATCCTTTTCATTACGCTAGTGCCCTCGCTCTTAAGGTTTTCTTCCTGAGGCTCTTTCTCATAAGCTGATTAGTCATCATCTTAGCCTCATAAGAGTACTCTCCATAAGCCCCCTGAATATTCATATAGATAGCCATCTTCTCTACAGCCTTATAGACTATAAGTAAGTGGAATGGGGAAGGGAGTTTAGGTACCTGCATATCCTCTGTAAGAATTTCTGGTTGTTCCCAGTATCTAAAGGATACAGTATACGTGCCACTAGGTATTGGCTTTAAGATAACTGAATTGTCCAAGAAGTCTATGGAGAATACACCAGGTTCATTTCTATCTGTAGAATTTATGTACCTAGATTCAAGTATCTCTCTATCTATATAAGTAAGAACAGACTTCTTACCTGAGGGGGCAGTAAGCCTAAAGGAACTTAGGTCATACTTATTTAAGTTAACAGCGTCTGGTAGGAAGATCTCCTCGGGAGTATACTCATCCTTAGCCACTTCTGTAAGGAAGCTCTTCTTAGCATTAAGGAAATCAAACTCTTCCCTCAGATTCTGTATGTCCAGGTACGCATCCTTTACTACTGTTGCTAATACAGAGTCAACACCTTGGGCACCCACGGAAGTCGTAGGGCCTACCCCTTGCATACCAACGATCTCTCTAGTAGCCCTAATCATTCCAATGTAGTTCATCTACTACTCTCCCTTAGTAACCTCAGTAGTTTTCTTATTACTCTTCTTAGGGGCTTCAGGCAGCACTTCAATGAACCAACCAGCACCTTCGTAAGCCTTGAAGTAGTCTTCTGATACTATAGATACTACACCCGTACTCTTAATCTTAATTGTCTTCATGTATCCCCTACCTCTG